TGACATTACAAACTCATAGAGTTCTTTACCACCTGGCTGCCAATCAAGACTTTCAAAATGTTTACCTTCAATGAATTCTTCAAACTCTCTTGTTTTTGTTTCACCTCTTGGTCTTTGATAAGTTGGTTCTTTACTAAAAAGTTCTTTGTAACGTTTATGAAAATCACAAAGAACACCATCAAGATCAAGATATATTTTCCGTATTTGCATCGTATTCCTTTTTGAGTATCAGTTTATATTTTGTTGCATCAAAAGATATGAATTGTGTATATTTTTTGATTGTTCTACTTACTGCTGGATAACGAATCGTATCAATGATTTTTTTATCCCACATTGACAAAAATCCCATTAGTTTATTCAGTATACAAATTGTTTCAATTGAAATGTCATTCTGAAGATACACTGTAAGCAGTTCTGGATATTGACCGTCATGTATCATTAGTAATGCATTAGGGTCTTTATGTCTCATTAATGATGCAATTTCGTTTGTGAACGTGTATGTCAAAGACTGAATCACCTTCTGACGTTTACGATACTGAATATCAGATTCTTCGGTCAATAAATGTCCAATCCAAACATTAGGATCATGCACTAGATTAGCAACAATAAAGTCACGACCTTGGTCAACATTGCTGAACCTTCTGCTTAGTTTGTAGAAGTGCCATTTATCTTTCCGATTCTCAAACGCATCAATACTTGTGTTTACTTTCCCATTATACTTAAAGTAATCGTAAGAATCTGAATTGAAGTGGAGTTTAAGAGAAGTGTATAAACAGAATGCTTCATAACCATTGATCATATAGGTAAACGACTGTTTTTTGTTTTCAACATGTTGTTGCGCTCCGCTTGCTCCTGAATCTTTGACTTCAGATTCGGCGTGATAAGCGTAGCAGCAACTTCCAACTCAAGTCCTGTTTGTTTGCAGTGTTCAGCAATCGCTTCAAGATATGTGTAATCAGTTCGTGCAACGAAGTCTTCTATGCTCATAGAAAACTTCAGCATTTCATCTTTTGTAGGCATTACTTTTCAGATACCTGTGTTAGATTTTGTGTTTCTGGATTATGTTGTCCAAACAACCAATTGTTATCGGGTATGTCTGAAAAATCAAATTGTGGCTGTTCATTTTGTGGTAAATGATTGTGCCAAGGAACTATATCAATATAGCCATCAATTTCGTATCCGCATCCCTGTAAAAAATTCTTGAATTGATTGAAAATATCTCCAATGTAAAGTTCACTGAAGTTCATTTCAAGACTTGTTTTACCATCATTAGAATCAAAGTTCAAAGTAAAATTGTGGCTGTCATTTTCAAAGTGCATTATATAGTCTCCTGTTTATTTTCGTGTTGATGCGTGTGCAATACAAATAATGTCATCACCTTTTGCATACGAACATCGTACAGACAGAGGGTCAACACCTTTTGCAATTGCGTTTTCAATATTTGCTGCCATTAGTTTACGTTCGTTTAGTCCATAAATGCAAATTGCAGCTACAATAGAAAGAAGTACCAGTGTCACACTCAATGTGGTGACTGAACTCAATCCTTTTTCCATAACAATCTCCTTTTTTTCTTTACTTGATAAAATACTCATGCGGGCTTTCTTGAAACTTTGTTGTAAAATAAATGTCTACCTATTTGTGCTGTGTATTTCATATTATTCCACATGGGTTTTATATAGTTTGCATGAAAGAACATTGCACCCTTCGTTGGATCTTTGAACGTTTCTGTGTAAAGATAAAAGTTCAAAGCCAGCTCAGTTATTCTATTATATACAGAGTTGTTCTCGATTGTCAAGCGACCTTTATCAATCATGTTTCTGGCTCTCGATTCACAATACCAAGAAAACTGACAAATTGCGCCAACTCTTTGTTTCACTACTCCGCAATATGAATCGGGAAATGCGCCAGATTGTGCGCGATTGTGTGTAACAAATGCGACTGCTAATTGACCCTTTTCTGGTTCACCGCCCGCTTCAAAATACATGTTCTGTGCAAGACATTCAACTTCTTGTCGTGCCGTCGGTGTCAAATCTTCTAATTGTACTTTTGGTGCGATCGGTATTTCAACTTGTGCTGCTGCATGACCAACATAAATCATAAATGCTGCAAAGATACTACAAATCGTTAGTGTGATGTAACGCATACTTTCTCCTATAAGTTAGGGGTGCGATAAATTGCACCCGGTCCCGTTCAGGCAGACTTTTTGCTCTGTGTCTTTTCTGCTGTGATATTAGAAACGAATCCGTTCAAAGACTGTGCTTTGGTAATGATATCGTTTTCTGAGGGATATGTTGGGAAGGCTGGATGTTCAGGTATAACTTGTCCATTTAGCTTGGCGGACTCTACCTTTACATGCCATTCATTGGTTAGGCGATCTTTGTTAGAGTGATACTCTTCCAACAAAAGTTCTTTCGCCATTTTTAGAAGTTCAAGACGAATCTCGAACGGTGTCAGATTACTCATTTACTTCTCCTGTGTTGTGTGTGTTTTACTGGCGAGTGTGTGTGGTGCCAGTCTTTTATTTAGTTATTTTATAGTTTTGTTGCTCTTACTTCACGACACATTTTCCGCATCTCTGAAGTAAAGTCTGGAGATATCTCAGACAATCCACAATTGATGTATGCACCTTTAGGTTGCGGTACGAATACGATCAAAAGCATAACCAAAGCAACTGTACCACCAATTAGTAAAAAAGATTTATTCATAATCAATTCCAAAGATTTCTATAATATTTACCAAACAAACGCAGACCATTATCCATACGCTCATATTCTTTGCGTAAACCTTCATAGTCGCAAACATATGTGTGATTAGGTCCATGTTCCATACGACTGAGTTTTGGATTATCTTCACACGGAACAAATTTCATATCCACTTCACCAGAACTAAACTTTTGTTCCCATGTATCATCAACAAGATGTTCAAACGCAAAAATCATTTCATCAAGCACCCAATTCCATCGTGCATGAATATCTGCAACGCCTTCTTTTGGAACATCTTCATCATAAAAATCAAATGTGCGTTGACTGTCCCAGTCTTCAGTAGTTGTACATCTTAGATGTTCTGGTACATCTTCCATGTCAACGAAACCTGAACCGTGTTTTGTTTCTTTGAGTCTCTTCAACATAGGAAGAATGATTGGTGAAAGTGTGTGATCCATATTCCACACATCCCAATAATCAACCTTTACATATTTGATTTGAGGATGGATCTTATCAAGAACTTTTTGAATGAGAATAGAAACTGGCGTAAGTCTGTCTGACCATTTTTCAACCCAAGCTGGCGGATCAACCCAATCATCAGGTTCAGGATATTTGTATGCATTTTTATCACGACTACATTTTGACCATTTCGTCCAAAAAAACATGTAGTCCAGGATCGTATATGGAGAAATCCAATGATGACGATAATTAGACAAATAAACTTTCATAATATAGCTCCGTGTAAGTGGTGGTTTTTTGGAAACTGGCCCGGGTGATGCCACCAAACCCACAATTGATGCCGACTGATTGGATAATAAGGACAGTCGGCGAAACCCCAAGAGATTACGCTGCTAGGCGTTCTTCTCCATAAAATGCATCGTTTGCATTTACTAATTTGCTTGATTTACAGTCATCGCCTACTGTGTTGCCTTCTCCACTATCTCACTCCGTCGAAACTATTTCAGGCCCATCAGAAACACTCTCACGGTTTATCTGTCCGTTCCCAACTCCATGGACAAGAATGTTTCTGGTGGACCTGGGCGGTGCTGCCCCGCCGTCCGAAATGCCTTCACTTTGAAGGGATTACAACAATTCAATCAACAATACCGAAATGATTCAATATTGTTTTTTTATCTTCTTCTTTAGTACACAAGCTTGAACATTCTCTTGCAATATTTCGAGCATATTTTTCCAAAAGATTTCTCATAATATGACCATTGTGTTGAGTTTCTGTATAACTTACATTGTATCCAGATTTTTCAGCCAATTCTTTTACAATTTTGTGCATTCAATTCCTCACTGTACTGTGAAAGATGTTTTTCCACCTTTCATTTTTGTATTACCACCACCCTGTTTTAGAGGCACATTGTAATGCATTTTACCTTTATGCTCTTCTTCGCCTTTTTTATCAGAACGATTCAGATGGCTGTAATGTGCATTGCCATCGGGCTTAACATGCATAATAGTTTCTTGATTGTGTTCATTACCAATTTTCTTTAAATGTTTTACCATTTGTTCATGATCACTATGATGTACAACATACGCACCTTCTTTTGCGATATCATGTTTACCTGATCCATACTGATACTGACCCTTATGTGGTCCAGACCATCCAGAAATATGACCAGATTTTCTGGCAGATTCCAAGTCGGATTTCATTTTAGCATGAGCCGCTTTAGTCTTTTCTGGTGTTTCTGTATGAGGGCCCTCAGGAGATATTGTACCAACACTATGACCTTTTGTCAAATGTTTATTAATTCTCTGTTGCGCCTCGTTACCCTCATTTAAGAATTGCATTAGTGTAAGCATAATTGCACCCTTTTATGCATATTTATCAATATATGCCATTAGAGGTTTCCTATAATCATGTATCTGCCGTTCAAATAACAAAGCATCACCCTCTTCGGTAGCAATCAGTACGACAATATCATCAATCCAGATGCCGGTGCGTTCAGCAAACATCAGAGCATATGCTGTACACTGCATAAAGTAATTTTGAATGTCTTCTTCACTCTTTTGTTTGGTAGAAGTTTTAAAGTCAATGACCGCTAACTTACCATTCCATTCAGCAATCAAGTCAACACGCCCAGCAATCCGAAGCTTATCGGAATAAAGTGCTTGCTCTTGTGCATAAACTTTACCGACATTATCATCAATGATTGGTTTGATCTTGAAAAATAATTCTTTTAAATCGGGCATCAACATCTGCATCTTTAGCTCGGGTATCTCGTTATTGAGATAGTCTTCACAAATCTTGTGGACCTTTGTACCGCGATTGGATGCTTTCTTTGATACTTTGTTGGCATATTCTTCACCAACAGCTTTACGCCATTCGTAAATGCCCTGTTTGTTGTAGTGAGAAAGAACGGTAGTAATAGACTTGTATTTCTTGCCCTCAGGCGTATTATACAGTCTACCACTATCAGTGGTTTCTGCCACCAAATCAAACTGTAGTGATGGTAATTTTACATGTTCAAATATTCGCATTATATGTAATGGAGATAACCACCTATGATATATTTTGCATTACTAATCGGCATCATGCCAATGTGTGGATGTGTCCACAAAGGTGGAAACATCAACAGTCTTCCTGCTTTTGGTTGAACTTTTATTTTAGGTTCAACATTCCGATTCAATTGAAAAGCAGTTTCACCGCCTTCTGCTACATCGTTCAGATACCAAAAATAAACTAAGAATCTTCGTGCTGATGCATAGTCTTGAACATCAACATGAAATTTGAAATCATCTTTTCCGTCAGGCAAATAACGTTTCATTCGTAGTTGCTCATAGCCCATCTGTTCTGGCCATGCACGATCATCTACACCAACATCTTGTTTGTACTGAATCAAATATTTCTGCATTGTGCCAAACAAAATATCTAATTCTTTTTTCCAAGAAACAATATTCTGATTGATATTAATTTCTGTAAAAGATCGATGATTTTCGAGGTATGTTGTTACTTGTTGTTTAGAATGCGACTCAAACTTTTTTATAATGTTTTTACACAACTCCGAAGACAAAACATCATCATACACTTTCACATAACTCATACTAAAACTTTCCTAGATGTTTATCTACGATACGTTGTGTTTGTGTTTCTTTGATTGATTTTTTACCGTGACTGTTTGCAACAGATGATTGTTTATGATTCTCAGAAACTTTTGCAAGCACTTCTTTGAATCCATCAGGCACTTTGCCAACGATTGAAACGCCACTGACGGTGGCAGTAGCGCCAATCATTTGTTGCATGTGTGGATTGTCTTTGAGAAACTGTTCACGTTGAGCCAATGAGAGCATCATTTCTTCAATTTTACCAGTTTGTGTGTTCAAAAAATCATATAGAGGCATAATATTAT